GCCATTTCTTGTGCTTCAGCACCTTTGAAGCCAAGAAAAGGTTTTAGCAAAGTTATAATATCTTCTGGAAGACCAGATAAATCTGACAAGTTTCTAGCACCAAGGTCAAAACCACTGGCAATAGTAACACCAGATTTACTGTTCTTGGCATTAGGAACATAGCCAGTTAGCTTGTTTCCTTCACGCTCTTCAATAAACTTCCAGTCAATATTATTCATCTTACCAGCCTAACTGACGCCATAAGTCAATCATGTCCATAAACTCATTCACCTCAGTTTCTGTAAGAGGTGCATCATCTAAATAGTTCATTTTATAACCACCAAATGTTTGGTTATATATACTAATCAAACCATTTAAACTTCTATCGTTTCTTCTTCTTTCAATTTGACGAAACACAGAGTTAATCATCGTTTGATCCATTACACCAATAGCAGACCAAACACGTTTTGAACGCTCAGATGTTAGTGAAGATAAAGCTTGATTGTAAGCCGATTGAGCATCTCCATCACCAAAAGCTTTTGTGTTTTTAAAGTTAAAGCTATATGCAGGAAAAAGCTCACGAACCTTTCCATAGCTATCTTTTAAGACAACTGCATAAGTAGGCTCACCACCGTATGTTTCGTTTGCTATATAATGAAGAGTAGGTCCAGGTCTACCACCAGCAACCATGTCCTGACCAACATTAGCAAGCTCTTCTCTTAATCTTGGTATTTCTTTAAACAACTCAGGATTGGCAAAAATCTTATCTTTAATATCATTGTCAATATCTTCAGGCTTTAGACTAATTCCTGTATTGCCAGTTGTTGCTTGTGCAATACGCAATATAGGGTCTTTTCTTAACTCTATTTGACCTGTATCTGGATTTCTCTGAAAGCCAACCCTTTTCCCAATTTGGCCCAAAACATCCCTTACTACTTCTGCTGGTACAGACATTGGATGTTTCATCATGGTATTATTGAACATTTCTTTTATAGTACGTTCAATAACAGGGTCAGCAATCATAGCTTCTTCTATGTTCATTACACCAGCTTCACCTGCCATTTGGTAAAGCATTTGATTGTCTTCTGGGGTAATGTTTGGCTGAAAAAACTTAAGAAAACCTTTTCCTTTAACAGCTTCAATAAATGCGTTTTGAAATACAGTGTCAAAATTTTCTCCACCATATTTTTCATTCGCTACAATACCATTTGCATTTCTGTTCATGTTTGGAGCAACAGAGTAAGCTTTCATGGCATTCTCAATGCCTAAACGGTCAATAGCTCTTAGAAACTGAACAGTGTCCATATCTAAGTTTCTATAAAACCTTGCTTCTACAAACTCCTCACGCTCACCTTCATGCTTTGCACGAATAGCCGACATACTCTGACCCATAATTTGCAAAGCTCTATTTGCATTTTCAGGAGTATTCTTTGCGTTTTTAAATATTACTTCCGCTTCAGGATGAATGAGTCCATCTGTTTCAACTGCAAATGCGGCTACAGCATCAACACTGGCTGTATAAACAGCTTCATCATTTGACAGCAAATTAAAGTCAACCAATTCACCATTAACGATTACTTTATCAAAGCCATTTGCTTCTACCATTGCTGCCATTTCTGTTGAACTTGGCATAATGTTATTAAGAGCTTTTTCTGTACCTTTATTAGCAAGCTTTAAGGTATCAAAACGTGTTTCATACAACTTGGCATAAGTTTCAACTTGGTTGATAAATTCTTTTCTGGTTGAAAAATAAGCCCCTTCACCAATTACGCCATTTGCTTCTAAACCAGCAATATAGGTTTCGTTGTTGTAATAACGTGGAGGGTGCGTAAAGCTAGACATAGCACCCAACTCACTTTGAATAAAAGCACCTTGCTTCATTCCACCTTGGGATAAAAAATATTGCTCTGCTTTTGCAAACTCAGCTCTGGCTTGAACTCCTAGTTTGTAGCTTTCGTTTCCTAATGCATTTTCATCTACAAGACTATTAATCAATCTCATAGACCTTTGAATATTATCGAAGCCACTCACTTCAGGATTTTGAAGGTCTGATAAAGCATTGTTATAGACAGCAGTGTTAGCTGTTTCTAAATCAGAACTAATTTGCTTTGCGTTAGAAACGCCTAATGTAAACAAAGTCGCCTGTCTTGTTCCATCTAATTCATGGAACTCATGGTCAGGATTATTTACAGCGTCTCTAATATTAAACTTGTTTAAGATAATATCTCTATAAAGATTGTGATAAATATTTGTAAGAAAGTCTTTTTGCTCTTTTTCTTGCGCTGTAGATATTGCAACAAGACCAGTCATTGTGCTGTTTAGCAAACTATCTACTGCTGTAGCATCAATGCCTTCTGATTGAGCCGCTTTCATCTTTAAGTCAGCAATCAATTCATAAGTTGCAGAAGTGCCGTTAATTTGAAAGGAACGCTCTACAGCCGCTTGAAATGTCCTGGACATGACAACTGTGTTTTGAGTGTTTTCTAGCTGTAGAATTTGCTCTTTAGATACACCGTCAGCTTCAAGAGATTGTTTAATTTGGTCTTGTTCTTCAAGAATTTCTTGAATTAAAAGTTCCTGACCTTCTGCTGGTAGATAATTTTCATCAACAGGACCTTTTGCAGTATGAACACCTAACTTTACTGAATTAGCTTTAAATGCGCTTACATTTTGAGATACATTGTACTCTTTAGCTTCTTTTTGTTGCTGGGCTAATGCTTTGTTTTCAGCAATTGTATATTCCGCTACAGCTTTAGGGGCTAAAGACGAATAAATTTCTGGTTCAAGAGTTTTTAACTCCTGAAGATAACCATCTAAATTAGCCCTAATCTTATCTGGGTCATTAGGATTAGCGTCTAATGATTGTTCAGCAGAAATCCTAATATCATTAGATGCGGCAGAAACATAGCTTGTTATAGCGGATTGTCTAAATTTACGAGCAACTAATTCTTGGTCTTTTTTAGAAAATAAAGATATTTCTTTGCCATAATTAAGATTTGTCAAAGGAACAAGATTATTATCTTTGTCGTATGTTACACCAGCAGTTTTGCCATCAATCTCAGCTTGACGAATGGCATCATTGTACTCTGACTTCATTATGTCAGTACCAATGTTAAATGCCATTTGACCAAGTTCTGTATAAGCTCTTGCCGCTTCTTTAAAGCCAGACAAATTAGGCATACCTGTAGGCTGGGTAAAGACCTGTCTTCCTTTTGTTGGTTTAAAAACCATTACGCAACTCCTGACCCACCTTGACTAATGCTATACCCTTGACCAGCAGCACGTCCTATTGCTGTAGTCATTGTGGCTTTTCCTGCCGCCCTAGAACCAGCCGCACTAATATCGTACTTTCTTCTATTGCTCATACCCATAAGCTTTATTGATGATATATCTGCCTTTGCTATATCTACCTCAGCTTTTTTAATAGCACCTACAGAGCCTTGATTTGGAGTAAGGGCAACACCCTGCGAAGACATGGATGTACCTAGAGAAGCAAGCTGTTTACGCAACTGTGAGCGTCTTTCAGACTCTTGTTGACGAGCCTGTATCTGAGCCATTTCAGCTTGCTCTTCGTAAGCTTTTGCTTCCATTTCATAGGCTGCTTTTTGTTGCCTAGCACCAGCTAAACCAATCAAAGCACCAGCAATAGCCATTTCTACGCCCATTACACTTCTACCTCTAGCAATAAACCGTTAATCGTTATGGGCAACGGTTGGTCTTGTGTTATTGTTACAGTACCTTCATTACCCCATCCTAGTAAATACACTTCTTTACGACCAGTAATAGGGTCAGGTTGATTAGCAAAGTTATTTGTAACCCTTCTAATCAACAAAGTTGTTCCTTTGGTTTTTACGTTAAGAGTTTCGTTTAGGTCTATTACTGCACGAACCACTCTACGCTTTTGACCAAAAGATATTCCATCTGGAAGCTGAAATTCAGGAGGTAAGGTCACTAACTCAGGAGTGTAATCTAAGCCAACTTCGATATTATCAACTGCGGCTGTAAGAGTGAAGTTACCGCTTGCATCTGTTGTGTATGTCCCCATTGCATAATTATCAGACTTAACTACAACCTGAGTATTTGGCAAATGTGCTACAGTCCAATTTGTTTTAGCTGTAGCATCAGTGTCTTTAATAGCACTGTCAGTGTGATAATTGTTGTCCAAGACTTCGAGTGAAGTAAAAGTGCTTCCATTTATCTGCCTTTCGCAAATAACATAAACAACCCTGTTCACAACAACGCTATTCTTAAAAGACCCTTGTGTTGACCATTCAGCCCATCCCTGTAGCTGTTCTTTACGAATAGACATAAAGACAGGCATTTTGCCATCTTCATTAACAAGATAAAGATACGCTTCAACTTGGTCGGACGCTTCACGTTGAGCAACCATTTCTGTTGGAATGCCTATCAAATGAGGTGACAACAGTGTCAATGCATCAGCATTATATGCTTGGCTTATATCAGAGAACACAAACTCTCTAACAGCACCTTTGGACTTTGTAAGAAATACAACAGCACCATCAAACTCAACAGGAACAACCTCTCCACTGCCATAAGAGGTCTGCTTCTTAACAGCAATTGTTGTAGGTGTAAGAGGCTTGTTTTCGGTTGTAGGTACATAAAGCTCTTGCTCAGAAGTAAAGATAGCTAAATGTCTAAAAGAAGATAGCGACTTGATTTCAGATACTTGGTTTTCTGCAATCTGAATCTGAATAGATTCGTCATCCAATCCAGTACCCACATCAAAATTAAAGTATTCGCCTGTCTTCGACATAAACAGATGGTTAGGCAAATCCCTAGAACCACCGAATATCAAACGCTGGTCGTGGAACATTACGCTTCTTGCGTAACCGTGGCGTGATGAGAATACCTGTTCTTTCCAAGTATCTCTTGCATTTGTATTTGCTGGTGCTGTGTCAAAATGTCCAGTAATAACAGTTCCAGATACATAGGCCGTAATTTCAATATGATGAACAGTCCCTGCTGAGTCTGTAAACTCAAGCTCTTCACCTACCCAAGTGGCATCAAATATAGATGTACTAGCTGTTATGTTCTGACTGCCAGTGTTAGAATTTTGTGGTTGTAATGTAACTGCTGGGTCAACAAACCTGTAAAAAGGCTGGTGAACAAATCCATCATGTGTATCAAAAGCAAAGTCAGCTAAAGCAAAAGTGGAAGCAGATGTTCTTGTAAGCTTCTGCATTAGCATATCTGGATGCACAATAATCATTGTGTCCCCAGATTGAGCAACCCTTAACCCACCTATCTCGCTTGTAGTCCAAGGACAAGATGTAATTGTGTCAGCTATATTTGTTGGGTCTGATACATCAACAACATCTAACTGACCATTGGAAAACAAAAGAATATAAGCTTCATCTTCGTCATAGACATAAGATTCAGTTTGATAGGGAATGTCTGAGAGTTCTTGAAGATAACGAAATCCACCTCTGCGTCTAATGCCGCCTTGAGATAGAATACGAAAGTTCTTAAGGCTTTTTACGCCATTCTTATATGCGTTTGAATCAACCCTTGAGGACAGTAAGGGTGTAATCTCCCCTGCTGTAAAGTTGGTGTAAAACTGACGAAGAAGTGCCATTCATTATGTGCCTTCTATTTGCTGATATGCACCAAGCCTTGCTCGGCTGTAACGATTTAAGCGAATGCCTTGTGTTGTTACTTGCTGTGAGTCTCTAGCTTTTGCTTTTCTAAACTGCTCTTCTGCTAGTCTTGTGTATGAATTAGCAATATCGCCTTTTCTGGTCACAGACAAAGCCAAAACAGATGCAAGTCTAAAAATAACCCACATAGTAAATGCAGGAGGCCAATACTGAGTATCAGGCCTAAAGATATAATTAAGTATAACATCATCAGCTACTTCAGCATTGATATACACATAACGCTCATAAATGTCGTATGGCTGAGGTACATCGTCAATCGTGACGGTAAGCACCTGAACCACCGCTGGACTTGTTGGCAAATTATATGCGGCACTCCATCTATCTAATGGAGCAGCAGTCAATCTAGCCATTTGAAACTGACCAGTAGCAAAGTTCCAGTTATGCTGTGCAAGACAGTCAGTAACTACATCCTCGTATATTGTGTTAGCAACAAGAGCTTCATCAGTAGAGTCTGTAAATGAAGTCAAAGGCTCTAGTCCTATTAAGACCATAGCCTTCTGTGCAACTTCAATATCAGTGGATGGAGTAGTCGGCATTACTTACCGTATCCTTTTAGTTTTAAAAGCCCTTAGAAGCTTTTCTTTTCTAGCATCAATTACTTTTTGCTCTTCTATTGTAAAAGACGGGTCATCTTCCATTGGGTAACTAGAACGGCCTGGATTGTCAGTAAGACTAGAGCTGTAGCCGCTACCATCGTCTTTAGTGCTACTAATACGGTTATAACCCATAGTTTTTTT